GCTGCGTCGGATTGCCGACCTTAATGTCAGCCAGAAATTGACCGTACATCGTGTCGTCATCATCAGATGTTAAATGAGCCTCATCGATCAATATCAACTCACGCCGCCCGAGGCTGTAGGCTTTTCGGTACACCGACTGAATGCCAGCACAGATAACATTTTCTTCGATCTGTTTTGATTTCAGCCCTGCCGAGAAAATCCCGATCTTGATTTTTGGCAGTAGGATCTGGATCTTCTCAGCATTTTGCTGAATCAATTCTTTGCGATGTTGTAGCACCACCACACGACAACCAAACTCGATAGCCTGCTCAACCAGCATGGCAATCACCAGTGACTTCCCCGCGCCTGTCGGCAGGACAATCAACGGATTGCCTGCCTTGTTGTTTAGGAATTCCCAAGCCGCATTGTTGGCGGCTGTCTGGTAGTAGCGCGGAATCATCCTAGTTCCTCCGATTCGACGAGTTCGTCGTCGGATAGTTCATCTTCGTCCCATGTTTCTTCGTCATCGTCTTCGTCGTCATACAATCCCCCGACTTCTTTCTGAATCACTTTACCTACGGATTCAAGATTCTTTTTCGCTTGGCGATAGTAAGACGGCTTGAGTTCTGTCCCTATTGCAAAGCGTCCCATTTCCAACGCCTGAAACACTTCAGAGCCGACACCCATGAATGGCGTCAATACCTTGTCACCCGGATTGCTGTAGAGTGTCAACAATCTTTCAATCACATCAAGCTGCAACGGGCATACATGCTTTTCTTCCTCGTTCTCTTTCGATTCCAGATACGGCATCAGCCTCCCGGTTCGAATGTCCATCCACACCGGCGAAGCGTACCTTCGCCAAATCCAGTGACTCAGCAGATTCTTTTTCTGATCGCCGACGTAGTGCGAATACTTCTTGACCAAGTGCTCAGGCATTTCCGTTTCACCAGCGTATGTATTCAGCCCGTTCGGATGCGCGACAGGCTCCGCATTTAAGCCGCCCTTGATGAACACCACAATGTAATCCGCTGGCCCTGCTTGCACCTGTGCCGAGTCGCGACATAGATCCATGTGACGCAGCGTCTTCATTCGCGTCCGGCGTGCGATCAACCAAGGATCTTTCCAGATCGTGATCATACAATCGTAATGAAAGCCAGCCTTGATATGTGCCTTCACGATGTCGCCGGGAAAGTGATGCTTTGTTAGTTTCGACTTTGGTAGATCCATGCAGTGTACCGCAGTCAGCCGCCCCGGTTTTGTCAGCCTGTGAACTTCGTTTACGATAAACTGATACTGATCTAACCCTTCTTGATACGTCGTGCAGTTGCTCATATCTCGCGGGTCATTGCTGTAAGCAAACATTTGAGGAAACGGCGGAGAGTACACCGTAAAGTCAATCGACTCCGCTGGGAGCGATGGCAGCACTTCAAGGCAGTCGCTGTTGTAGATAGCAAACTTTTCGGTCAGATGCTTGTCGATAATAGCCACGAAGGAACCTCCAGTTGTTGAGTGTGTTTGTCTGTAATCGTAATCCCTTGCGCGTTGTGCATTTGCTCCACCAACGCCACAAACATTGCATCTGCTTTCGCCTGTTTCATTTGCAAGTTTTCCGTCACCCCTGCCTCGCCTTCCGTGGCGACGATGTCAACCTTGACAGCTCCGACTCGACCGAACCGAAGTGACCGGCGAACACACTGATACCACTGCTCAAACGAGTGCGACGGAAAAAACGTCTGATGTCCGCAGTGTTGGTAATTCATGCCCCACGCACCGATCTTCGGCTTCGTCACCAGCACCCGAAAGTCACCTGTAGCAAACCCGTTCAGCCGTTCGGCTTTTTCTTCGTCGCTGTGTCGTCCTGCCACTTCCACAGCCCCGGGAATCATGCGAGCAAGTTCAATTCCTTCCTCGTTGTATTGACACCAGACCAGTGCAGGCTGATCGTGATTTACCAACTCGCGGACGATCTCGCACCGCTCTTGAATTGAGCGTTTTCTTTCCTGCCGTTGCTCTGCCAGCGTCCTGGCAATCCGCACAAACAACTCGCCGGGGAATCGAAACGTTGTCGGCACAACGACCTGATTCACGATCAGTTCTGGCAACACAAAACGAGAGTCATCGAACCCCATGTCGGACGGGGAACGAATAGCCCTCGCCCAACTGCACACCCACTGCCAGAACGGAGTTTCAGAGTACGGGCGAAAAAAATACTTCGCACGGTTCCAGAAGTCGCCTTCCTTAAATAGCGAGTGACGTTTCTTGTCCGACGAAAGAAAGAACGTGCCGAGCATGTCGGATTGCGTCATGTGGCCCAAGGCTTCAGCAATCGTCCCTAGTTCAATATAATCGTTCGGAGCTGCTGTTGCCGTTCCTCCGAGCCTGTACTTTGCTTTTGACATGAACCGCGTGATTTGCTTTCGCCGCTTGCCGTCAAACGCTTTTAAGCAACTGATCTCATCACACACGACGGCCCCAAAGTCATGAGGATTAAATTTGTGCAGTGACTCATAATTCGTGACCGTGATGTTTTTCGCTGGTTTCCCGTCGCGACTCACGGCAGCCTCAATCCCAAACTTTTCGGCTTCACGAACAGTTTGCAGAGCCACTGCTAACGGCGTGAGAATGATTGCAGGACGATTTGTTTCACGAACGCAGTTCTCTGCGAACACCAGTTCCTGAAACGTTTTGCCAAGTCCGCAGTCCTCAGCCAACAGTGAACGTCCTTTCCTGATCGCCCAATCTGTTAGTGCAGATTGAAACGGAAACAAACCATCCGGCATAAATGTTGGCGCAAAACCATCCATTGCGTTCGCCTGCGATTTGTTGCGAAGAAACTCTTGATAATCGCTCATCCTTCACCCCTTGCAATCATCAACACTTCCAACCCGCACCGGCGAACAGATTCCATTGCATCAACCGACCAGTGCGGCTGATCCATTACTCGCAAAATTTCAACAGCATGAACCATAAGCCGATTGGCAAACGTCTCAGCCTTTTCAATCTCAGGCTTCAACGCTTCCATCCGTGCTAGGCGTGCGACTTCTTTCTGCTCGGCAGCAATCACAGCTAGACGTGCATCTTCGGCTTTGCGTTCCGCCAGCACTCGCTGCCGCTCGTCTTCAGCTTTGCGTTCTGCCTCACGCTGAATCTCTTGCTGCTGCCGTTTCACTTCTGCGCGTTGCTGCTCAATCGCCTCACGCTCCGCTGCCATTGCCTTGCGATCAGCATCAAGTTCAGCCTGCCGAATGCGGATCTCCTCTGACTGGCGTTTGATTTCTGCCAGCCGTTCGATCTCAGTGTCCTCCGCTGCTTTCCGTGCGGCTTCCTGTTCCTCGCGAATCATTTCAGCTTTGCGTTGTTCGCTCAAAAAATGCAACTGGAACTCATCGTCCGTCATCGCTTCTAACGCAGCCACGTCACTGACAATACAACCTGCTTGAGCCAGCGTGTCAATGCGTTTCGTCAACACGGCACGCTTGGCGGCATGTTTTTCCTGCTGCTCTTTCATCACGATTTCATCGTGAATCTTTCGCTGCGATGATAGTGCTGTTTCAATCGGTTCGATTTCTTCTGTCAGCCGCTTTGCTTCCGCATTGATCGTCCGTTGATAAGTCAACGCACCTTCGTTGAGCGACTTGCGTCTGCTGTCGATGTCAATCCGAAGCCGCTTGACCTGCTTGTGCGCCTGCTCGACTTTGCCGATTCCGTCATCAGCCAGCGTCAGCGTTCCGTAAGATTTCACCATTGCAATAGCTTGTTTCGGCTCATCGAATTCTGCAAGAGCCTGCGTGATCATACTCATTAAACCCCTCCCGAAAGTTTTGAAATAAATTATCTTGACCTTTTACTGATTGCCCAATTGCGGAACGTCTGCACGCCTACTGTGCTAAATCCTTTTGCACCAGATTCGCCGACTGGTTCCCACGTCACGCGAGTTCCTTCAATCGCCAAGATTCTGCGAGCCGAGATTGCATATTGTGGCTTGCTTCTGCCATGCCAAATCTGACCGACTGCTAATGCTGGTTTCTTAATCATCACATCACCCTCCTCAAAGTTTTGAAATAAATTATCACTCAACATCCGTCAGCCGCTTTTGCATTTCGATCAGATCCTCAA